TGCTTCATCTCCACATACGCGGTAGAAGCATCTTCTGGTTTCTCTTGCAGTGCAGAGATTCCTGCCATCTCTAGGAACTGCTCATATTGAGAATCCGAATCCATCTCATTAAAGACCTTTGGATAATCCGAAGCCTTCAACGAAGAGTCAAGGAAGTCGGAGTAGATTTTTCTCAGCCCCGGCTGCATTAACTGTGCAAACTTTGCTCGTACTTGAGGCATTTGCTAATCTCCTTCGACTAAGCTACTTGAACAGCGGTTGTGAGGAATACGAAGTTTACAGGTGCATTAAGGTAAGAACCCATCGGCAGCGCCACAATTTGCACTACCGCATTGCCAGCGGTCTTGTTCTTGTCTACATAGAAGAAACCCCATGTAGAATCAGCCGTCAGACCATACTTCTTACCAATATCTGCCTGAGTAGGAGTCCAATCAGCAGCAACAGTTCCAGCCGCATTATCAAACAATGCTTGGAAAATGTTGTCCAAATTCGGCTCTACGAACAATGTCCGACCATCTGATACAGGAGTTCCTAGAGCGATGTTTACACCATTGGGCTGATTTGGAACCTGTCCCCAAGTCTGTATAGCATCCGATCCAGTAATCCCACCAAAAGGCAGAGCAGGAGCACCCGCACCGGCACTACCAAGGTTAAGTCCAAAAGATTCTGAAACACCCAGAATCCCCGCTGTTACTGTAGTTCCATCCCACTGTTGAACATAGCCGGAGCTATTCAGTTGCACTGGGACGCCAGATTGAAATTGCTGCGATGCCGCTTCTGGCTGAGCACAGGTAAAAGGCGTAGTATTTGCCTTATTCTGTACCTGGATTATCGGCAAATGAACCGTGAGATTTGCTGCGGCCATGTGCTTTATTTCCTTTCCCTACGTTAAATAGCTCCCTGCTAAGCTACGAGTTAAAGTTCTAGCCTAAGCATTATACAGCTCTAAGCCACCGAGATCGAGTTCGTCTTCGAGTTCGTACTTTCCAGGAGCCTTAGTCCGTGGAGGGCGGCTCGTGTTGCTAAGTTGTTTTCTGGAAAGCTCAATCACTTTCTTACGTTTTGCAAAGAGGATACTCTTGTGAACACGAAGACAAACTACATCTTCCCACTCCAGCATACCCTCTGAGTTGAACTTGAGCACTTCCTTGAAGTTAGGATGAATATGCTCAGGCTTCAAAAGTTCATAACCCATAGCCTGTAGAGCGCCAAGTCTACGCTGATCCTTGTGACCCCACACAGGCATATACTCAGGGTCTTTTAATACCACATTTAAGTAATCAGGCAACTCATGGTCGATTGCTGGAATGTAGGTACTTGCCTGCATAGCATCTGCTTCGGTCATAGTAGCCCAATTAGGAGCTACTGGTAAAGCAGCTGCTACTTTAGCAGCCTTCATATCCTTGAGAACACCTGCCACTGCTTTCGCAAGCTCATTGGTAGACTTTGTAGGATCGACTACGGCAGCAGCAATCTTTGTAGCTTCAGGACTAGACATAGCCAACTCCTTCGTCATCTAGAATTTTAACATACTCTTCCGGCTTAAAACCTAAAAGTTTTGCAGCCTTACGAATGTCGTCGGTAAGTTTAATCGGTTCGTGAGCATCTGTACCTGTTCCACCAGCAGCTCCGCTTGATGTACCTCTGGAACCTTCTCCAGCAGCAAACCGAGTCTTAATCTTACCTTCCATGATCTCTGGAGTATGCTTACCTACGATAGTGTGATAGCAGTTTGCTACATTAGCAGGATCGTTTCTAAAGGCAAGCGGTTGAGCATTAAGAAGCGCATCTACTTCTTTCTTAATATCTCCATGATAATACTTAAACTCCTCAGCCTTATCTTCAAAAACTTCCCGTTTGATCTGGTCTGCTCGGATAGTCAGTAAGGCATTATTTGTTGGCTGAGTAGCAAGTGCTATCGCATCCTTAGTTCGACCCTCTAGCATAAGAGCTTCAATCTGCTCCTCCAGAGTACCATTCTTAGCTTCTAATGCTGCTCTACTACTCGCCGCAGCGGCATCATCCTTTTCTTTTTTCCTAGCAGCAACATCAGCAGCCTGAGTATCTGCTAAACCTTGAAGCAGCGCAGTCAACTTAGGAAGTTCCTCTGATGCCTTAACTCCAGCTTCAAGTTGTTTCTTGAGGTCTTCTGGAATCTCAGTTTTCTCTTCACTATCTCCAGCTTTTTGCCACCACATCTTTGCCATCAGACGTTACCCCCTTCCTGCGAGTGCTTCATCTTTAGTACTAACTGTTCCTTCTGCTTAATCTGTTCTTCCAATTCCTTGAGTCGAGTTGGAAGATTTAGTAAAAGCCCGGTAAATCTCAACTCTGTACTAATAATTGACGCTCCAGCCTTAGCTGTGCTGGCCTCTAAATTAGGTGGCATATTCTCAATCTTAGAAATAGCCTCCTGTCTAAGACTAGCCAAAAGTATTAGTACTGGCTGGAACTCCTCCTTGAGCCATAGCTCCTGAAGGGACTGATGATACGGAATTAGGTCTGCTACCGTTTTGATTTCCATTCCCTGCTCCTGCTTTAGCAGCCTGCTCTACCTGCTGCATTGCGTTTTCGATAATCTTATCCACAGATGGTAACACTGTGTCTATATTATCTTTGTTAAATGCACGCAACAAAGCTATTCCTGTTGCCCTTGTTGCAAGAAGCATGTCCATATAATACTGATGAAGATCAGGAGCTATACCAGGAGTAGCAAGCGCCTGAATAACCTGTGCTTGGCTCTGATAGATTCTATCAAGACGATCAGACAGCAAGATATCATTCTGTCTGTCTAGCTCCTTATTCATCGAAGCCGAAGCTGGTCTAAGTCGAAGACCTAGTGTACCAGCCTTGTAAGCATCAAGAGCCTTTTTCAAACTCTCAGCGCGTGTACCATACTTAGCAAGTTTCGAGCCAATGCCAAAATGTGAGTACATAGTCAGGAACTTCAATCCAAGTTTCACATGAGCTGATCTTAAATCTCCAGTCCGAAGATTATTCCTGTTATTCTGCTGCATCATCACCATTGATGTACCAGCCGCAGAGTATATTCCACGCTTCGGATTCATAATCCCACCACCTGTACCACCAGTAGCAGGATCAACACCAGTACGTTCTTTGGCTATAGACATATGAAACTGGTCAGGACTATCGCTATATCCCAAATCTGTCCCAGGCTTTAACCACTCAATCTCATCTTTTCTAGCGGGTATTCCAGCTCCAGGAAATATATCCAAAATACTACCCAGTTTGCACTCAGGATCAATCCTCCACAATCCCAACATAGCATAGTTTCTATTGTTTGTACGCCAGTTGTTATTATTCGAGACTTCCTTCTGCACCATATGAATCATCTCAGCGAACCCTGTGCCAAGATACGACTCATCATCATAAGCCAGTTTCATATCCTGGTATGGTAACATATTCTTTGGATAGTTATTAAACGCTATCCAAAGAATACGCTCTGAACGCTTGTGATACTTGGCCTGAAATGCGTAGGTTTTTCCACTGAGCAGGAACGTAAAATGCAGATTATAAATATACCAGCGAGCAGCGCCAGAATCCACACCGCTTCCGTCGATAGAAAACTGTTCGTTGATCTCACGCTCCATCTCCGTTTCTTGGACTGCATCAGGTTGATTTAAGAGATAGTCTATATCTTCTTGTTTGTAATAAGGACTCTTAGACTTTAGGTCTTGCAGTGCCCACATATCCAAAGCATCAATATGACCAAAAAGCTTCATATTTTCTAACTTCGGCACTGAAGGATCAAAGATAAAACGATTAAGTGGCAGCAACTCAGGATGAGGACCATCGCGCTTAGTGAATACATTTTCTTTCGACTCTACAGGCGAACTTTCTGTTTCTCCACCGCCAATATACTGTCGCTCGACCTGCTCCTCAAATTCATAAGGAGTATAAATAACTCCTGTGCCATACTTAATCGCACTATGGTCAGCCGACTGTTCTACTCTATAGAGATCAAGTTCTTCTGGATCATAAGCCATGTCCATGAGGAAATCTTGAATTACTTGCTTTAGCTCTTCTCCATCTTTAGTAGGCAAATCTCCACTCATTGTGGCCGCCCACAGAGGATCATACATCCACTTTCCAGCTACCACACGTGCCAGCAATTCATCGCACGACGTACCAATAATCGGTATAACCAGATTGGCCGCGCCGGGCCACGGCCAATCAGCTTCCTTATTCTTCGGACGGGCCTTGTAGAGACGGACATACTCAGGAAGTTTTTCAGTGCGAAATGTCTGAAGACGCCGATCCAAATGTGCAACTTTGTCCTTGATAAAGTCACAAATATCCTTATAATTATCCGGTCCTATGAGCCTCGGCGTTACTTCAGTAGGTGGTTGATATGGCATTTTAGCGTCCTTGTGGTACTGTAGCTGCTAATCCAGCAGGAGTTCCTGTATTTTGCTGCATCGTAGCTTCTTTATCTCCGCCTTGTTGTGTGCGACTTGAGGAGATGACCTGACCAGTTAATAAACCAATTCCTGCTCCGATAATACCGGCTGCAAGATTTCCATCAATTCCAAACTGCTTGCATACTACAGCAAAAGCACAACCAATTACTATGACAAGTACAGCTAGAATTGGAGAACTTATCGTATTAAGTGCGGCAATCCAACGTTGCAACATTTCATGCTCCTACTTGAGTTCTTGTCTTACTATGATCATACGTAGACCTTGCTGCCGCATAGCCCTCTTTCCAGGCTTCAAGTTTCCCCAATTTTACAGCATGGTCTGTTAAATCCCTTGTGTGCTCATCAAGTTGAAAATCATGCTCTGTTAAATGCTTATCATGATTATTTTGATTTGAATATAGCACGCCAGCAAAGAAAAAACAAGTGATTATACTGACAATCGTTGGTCCCCAAGCTGCCCAATCCATACACTCTCCCTAAGCGGCTGCTGAAGCTACCCGGCGCCGGTATTGTGCCATCTGCTTCGACATAAATCCATCAATCTTCTCTTTAGACACTGTGTCAAACTTCCAAATCTGAGGCCCGTAGCTCAGCACATCAAGAAGATCAATCAGCCCTTTTCGTTGGCCATATTGCTCTGCTTCTTCTTTGATTTCAGTACAGTTATTAGAATCTAGCCATAACTCATGACGTTCTACTATGGGAATGAAATTCTCAATACGTTCTGCTTTGGCATTAACGTTTTGTGGAGTTTTAAGAGGCAGAAATTGAATTCCAGCAAGTTCAGGACGAGAGTGTTTGTGTTCTTCTACGAAGTAGTTCAGATGATAAAGCAGGTATTTCTGCGCCGCAACAGCTTCTACATAGACGACGCGGAGTTTCCACTTGACAGCGTAGAAGAAGAGCCGCTCTACAAACTGATCAATAGGAACTGCCTTAGCCCACTGGTCTAACAAATACACTCTACGTGGTTCCTTTGTGACTCCAGTAACTACTATAGCATGACGGCATCGACCATCTTTTCCAACTTCTTTGCCCATGTGTGAGCCGCCATGATTAGGATCGACAATCATATACCGATCAAGGTTACGTGGAAACACATCTTTTTCTACATCTCCAGCAGCAACGTGATGACGAATGGTGATTCTATATTGCTGCGGCATGGAGATCTCAAAAAGCCTATTGATGCTCTGAGACTCCTTCGGAATAGCCAACGCTCCGGTGACCCGTTCAAAATTGAAGTACCGAAAATCAGCCATGTTAAACTTAGCCTTAGATGGATCAATAGGAAAATTAAGGAACTGGCAACTAAAATGATAGCTTCCTAGTCTACGTTTCCATTTCAGCAGCAACTCTCGATTCCATTCCTCAGGAAAAATAGGCTCTCCAAAAGGATGTGCCGCGCAACAGCCACCCAGGGCTGCATGAGTATGAGGAGTGAAGTAAGGTTCTTCTTCTCTTATATTAGAGTTGAGGTCATCATGTGACCACCTGTTTCCTACTACAAGCTCATCAAAATCTCTACCAGGATTATTCTCTCCTCTGTCCGACGCGCCGACAAGAATCTTATGGTAATCAATCGTATCAGTCATCACGATGTGAGACTTTCTCGCGTCTCTACCAACAAGGTCATCTTCTATAATAGGACCGTTATAGTGACGAGATTGTAAAGCAGCACCGACGCCGATAAAGTCGAAAGTCCCTTCGCCTTGGCCGCGCCCTGCGGGTGTACGACGTTGATGTAGACTTTCACTCTTCCACGTTTCTTTTTCTGTCGGTATAATCTCTGGAAAAAGGTGGTTAAAAAAACTGTTATTCAAATAGTGATTTGAAATCCTGGTTCCTAATTTAATAGAGTTAGTGATTGTTTCACTAACCAGTAACATGCGAATATCCTGCGAGTGTGCTCTGTGCATCCATTCTATGTAAAGATCAGAATATCCAATGTTTGTGAAGAAGTCTTCTTCTCTGTGGCCGAAAGGTAATGCTCTCCAGATTGGGTAACACTCAGAGAAAACCGTGCTTTTGAAATGATCGCGAGGAATTTCTATGAGTTCCTTTAGACCATCTTTCATCACAAGAGAACACATATAACGATGTAGTGTAGATGAGAACCTGTTTTTACCTAATACTACCGTACTAAAGTAAAACAAATCCATGTAAGAATTCGCTCTGTAGATTTGTTTCTTAGATGCGGCGTTCTTTGCCACATCAGTAGGAATAAGATTATAACCTACTATAGTAGACCGCGGCACGAAAGTATCTCCAGTCTCTCCTACTTCGAGAGACCGGAGTACATCTCGCACCGCTTGGTCTAGCTCACGTTGGCTCAATGAAACCTTCTAGGCTACAGTAGAA